CATCAAGAGCTATTTCACTAACAGCACTTCCGGGCCATTTACTTCCAAATTTCTGTAATGTCCATTGTTTGCCTTGAAATGTAACTTTAGAATAAACCTGTACTAATGCACTATGATTAAGGATTAGTGCAGCATCTTTTTTAAAAGATGTGTGTTCATTAACATGTTCTGCAACTCTGTGTGCAATTGCTGCAATCAAATGATGGTAGAAATCTACTGCCTGTGGATTTTTTGTTTCTCTTGAATTAGCTAATTTTATTAATTTTTTTGAAGCGTCTTTTCCAAATACAGATATATCTTTTAAAGATTCAATAGGTATTGGTCTAAACTTTTTCAATGATCTTATAAACTCTGCATCATCTTCGTTGATTATATTATATCTAATTCCTAGAACCAATGGCGCATTGGCCTGGCCTGATTGTACAATGGTGTTTATTAATTCAATTGTGTCATCCACTGTCTTGAGAATCTTTAAACCTTGTTTGGTCTGTTGTAGATCTTTGTATGCATCTAAAATATTTTTACTGCTAGCCGCTGCACCATTGCCGCCTTTTGTACTAACTTTAACAAGTTTTCCATCAGGGCCTATCATAATGCTGTCACTTAGGCCTTCAGTTTTTGTTTTACCAAAATTAATAGTGCATGCAGCGAACCCGCCATCACCTAAGAAAGTTTGTTCAACTTTGTCTGCCTCGCCATCGTATTGACCTGTCTGTAATGCTATAGGTTGTAAAAGTTCGCAAAAATAGTCTTGAAATGTTGCTAGATCCATTTCTGCAGGTGCAGAAAAAGTAAAAGGTAATGCTCCACCGTTCACCAAGTGCTCAGTAACTGTTACCAAAGAACTATTTGGAAATTTCTCTGAAACTTGTGCTAAAATGGCAGCTGGTGTAAGATCATCAAGTTGTGTTAAAATATCTTGCGGAGTGGCCTCGGCTTGTGTTTTTGCTGCTGCTTTGCCAGCGTATCTATATCCCGGAATGCCAGTTTGATTATCCCATGCGTTTTGCGTAGGATTAACAGCAACATCACGGAAGTATTTAATAAACGCTAACAGGTTTCCAGAGTCATCTCTAAACTGTGCTACACCAAATGCTTTAGTTTGATTAGCTCTGTACCAATTTGTTGGAGTAAGTTGTACTCCCAATTGAGTTTGAATCGTATCTATAACTTGTTGCGTGGTTGCCTCATCGGGGTATGTACCACCTTCAGGAGGATAAAAATCAACCTGCATAAATGTGATTTCATTTCCCTCAGGATCAACGAATTTTTCTCCCGACTTGCGGTTTGCTAGTCCAATACTCTCAGTAACGATTTCAATAAATTCACGCATAATAACATATTTACCGGTTAACCCAATCTAGTCTTTCTATGTCATCTTCAACACATCTTTCTCCATATTGAATTTCAACAATAGTGCAAGGTTTTGTAAAAGGATTAGTTAATTGATGCCACGCATTAGCAGGCACACGCCATTCATCATATTTTCCTAGTATCTTGGGCGGGTCAGTTAGATCACCAGGCAGTGCCATATTAATCATGCAAGCGCCTTCTGTAACCATCCAAAATTCACTTCTAAATTGATGCCGCTGCATGCTGAGTGTTTGCCCTGGTAATACAGTTAATGTTTTTACTTTAGCGCCAGGTATTTCGTTAAGCACTGTATAGGAACCCCAAGCTCGTTGTACTTCGTATGATCGCCACTGTTTCAAGATGTTACTACTACTATTTTTCTTATCTTCGCCGCCTATTCCAAATACAAATTCAATATTTGCATCATCAACAGGCATCTCTGGTGTGTTTTCTACTGTTCTATCGCCGCCATTGGCAAAAACTAAGTCGTCATTAGGATAATGTGCTCTAACTTGTTGTATAAAATGTATAGCAGTACCGTCCTCGTCGTCAAAAGTAAATACCTCATCTACCATGGATAAATTATTAACTATACACAATCTTTCATTCCAAGGCATAAAGGCACGACCTTTTTTGCGCTCTAGCCATTCGTCTGAATTTAATCCAACAATTAGCATATCACCTAAATCTCTTGCTGCCTTAAAATATGCTATGTGACCAGAATGCAAAGGGTCAAAACCCCCTGTTACTAAAACAATTTTCATTCTCTCACTCTGTAATAATCTTTATCTAACCAGGTTGTAATTATTTCTTCTTGTTTTACGAAACCATACTTATTCACACAGTTTTTTACACTTTCATTTACTAAATTGTTATCAATTAAATCATGCCATGAAGTTTTTTGTGGATCAAACGGAGGTATTTCGCTTTTATAAACAGCGATATACAACCACATGTCATTTGTATTTTTGTAAAAATACGCATCGCGGCAGTCAAAACCATTCGCCGCCAACATATACATCATATTAACAGCATTATGGTTAAAATAAGAACCATTTGAACTAGAATTGTTTAATCTGTTATTTGCATAATAAACCGATTGAGGAATAGAAATAATTAACATGCCATTGACACTCATCATTTCATTCCATTGTCTTAAAGTATAGACTGGGTTAGTAATATATTGAAAGGTGTCATGACACCAAATTAAATCAATTTGCCTACTGATAAATCTGTCCGGATCTTCTAAATCCGCTTCAACTGGTCTAACATTTGGTAAGTCTAAAATGTTTTTTCTAATTTGTTTGACATTTCTATCTACTGCATAACAAAGATAATTCCTAGGTTCTGGTGGTTCATCTCTAGTTTGAAGATTTGCCCACCATTCTATGTTCAAACCCTCGCCGCAGCCAAAATCAGCAATAACTTCTAAACTATCTAAAAAACTGTCATACTGATACAATAAATCTCTAATGAATTGTGTGTGATCGTAACTGGCTTCGGCGTTTTTAAACTGACCCATTTTGTAGAACCTCGATAATAATTTTTTCTTTTAGGGGTTTTAATCTTGATTCAAGTTGATGACAAGCCTCTACTATTTCTTGCTCAGAACCCCAATTTATATTATGAATTAAATTTACTGCCCATCTACCACATGTATCTTTTTCAATTTGAATATTCACAGCATTATTTTTTGGGCGAGCTGTTGAGCATAATGCCCATTCTCGTAATATTTTGTTTGCGTGATCTTTGTAATCCATTACACTACAATATCTTCCATACCGGCTGTGCGTAGTCTCACAACATGTCCTAGCATATAGTTCTTGCTTTCAAGACCTTTCATAACTCCAAGCCATTTGTTTCTAAGCAGAGCAACTTCGTTAATGATAGTCTCAAAGTCAATGACTTCGTCCTCACCATCTGTATATTTCTCAGCGTCGCGAGCCGTAAGAGCTCGGGCATAAGATTCCAAGTATTTTTGAAAATGTTTTCGTCTAATCTTGCGAAGTTGTATATTAAGATAGTTAAGTACAGCCTCGATCTCCTGAAGCTGGTTAAATCTGTGCTCTGTAATACCCGGTAGATTTGCAGCGGATTTTTCAACATTACCTCGTATAAATGTTTCTGTTTTTGCCTGCACGAGTTCGCCTTCATAATAAGTAATGAAGGCCGGAATTTCTCCAAGATCTGCAACAACACGATTATACCACATTAGTCTTCGTAATCAATTTCTTCGTCTTCGTCGTCAAGATATTCTTCAATAGCACGTTTAGTATAACTATCCGTGCCGCCAAATTCTCGTAGTTCTTTGTCGCTTAGATTATCCACAAGCAAACTGACCAAATTGTCAGCGGCTGCTTGCCGTTCTTTGGCGGGAATGTATTCTTTAAGCGTAATATAAGATTCGATTAAGACTTCGACATCAATACTCATTCGACAGTTTCCTCTTCTAGTTGGACAGCAACAGTATCTTGGTGTGGATTAGCTGCAAAGTCTTTCATAACACGATCAAGACTTTCGTCTTCGTTACGTTCCCAGGCTTTGCGGAATTGCTTGATTACAGTACCATCTGCTAGCGTATATTTAAGACTGTTTCCTTCTTTCTGCAATAATCCTTTACCTTCAAAAAGATCCACAAGTCCGCTGTATGGATTCATTCCTTGCTCGTAAGGAATTTTGACTTGAACGCTTTCAAACGGTTTAGCATAGCGTGTCTTCATAATTTTACATGCTGCTCTAATACCTTTCACTTCACTAATCTTGTTGCCATCTTCATCTTCTTTGAGTTTGAGTTTTCTCATTGCAACAACAATCGAACTTGCATAGATAAAGCCTTGTCCGCCTGAAATTTTGTCGTCTGGATCAAACATGTCTTGACTGGCGTATGTGTGATTAGTTGCTACTAGGCCGATGTTCAAACTACCAAACATATTAACACAATTGCGAACCAGTGCTGTTAGTGCTTTAGGCTTACGACCCATGTCACCTTTCAAATCGCCAGCCTCGAACTGATTGACGTCTGTTGGTGTTAGCAACATACCCAAACTGTCTAACACAATTAATACCTTAGGTCTTTGATCTTCGGGTAGAGTTTTGTATTCTTTTACAAACTCTGTGATCATTTTAGCAACATCATCAATCATGGCCATATTGAGTTTGAGAAGTTTGTTCTCACTAGTGTCCACACCGAGTGCATGTAACCACGCTTCATCAAGTGCGTTCTCAGTATCGATGAGAATAACATATATGCCTTGTTCTTGCGCATTCTTTACGAGGTTTCCAGAGCAGATAAAGGATTTACCTGCACCAGATTCACCAGCAAATACAGTAACTTTACCCATCGGGATGCCCTTATTAAAGTCCCCGCTAATAAGATAGTTAAGAGCGTAGTTGTTTGTGCTGATCCAATCTGTTGGGTCGTTGAATCCAACTGAGATACCGTCAATACTTTTTGTAATACTTTTACGAAATTTTGATACATCAAATGGTTTAGTTGCCATAATTTTTTCCTTAAATGAATACAGACTCTTTATTAAATGTTTTTAACTGCGCTAATGTATTTTTACATAATTCCCATCCAAGATCAAATATATTGGGTTCATAACAAAATACATTACTCACCCATACTAAACTATTGCTAGGAAATATAGGCAAGTCAAATAAATTTATGTGTTTAAACTTGACAGGATACTTACTCCAATTCAACCACATCTTTTTATCAATTTTTGTAACGTCATAATTGCCGCAAGTATTTTTATAATTTGGACATTCGTTAACCAAAGGATTTTTGTGAATCCATTCAGCATGTTTTAGTTGAATTTGATTATTATCATAAACAGTAATTGATTTCAAATTATTAAATCCAATTTTATCGGCAATTGACATAGTTTTCCATCCACTGGCTAGGCCATACAAATGTTCAACAGTGCAAGTTAGTTTGTCTATTTTAACTGGTTCGGTATTATCTAAATAAACTAAATTTTTACTACGTAAGTACACTTTTAAAAAATTTTCAATTATATAAAGCTGTTTGCTACCTGGTGGATAATGACATCTCTTTTTCAATCCAATGTAGGTATCAGGACTGAATTTTATTATGTCCGAATCTGTAAAAATAGTGCCTTGACTATGTTCATGCTTGTTTCTAAAATTTGTTGTTAGAAAATCACCTACGTATAAAATAACCGATGCTTGTAATGAAGCAGCTTGCTCTATTGCTTGTTCTAGTGTATTAACAATTATACAGTCACTAACAAAATTAATTGCATTATTATTGGCATCAAAAAAAAGTTTAGCCTGGGTAAATCTCAATAAAGGCAAATTATCTATATTGTTAATTATAATAGCGGTTCGCATAACTTTGAGCTATTAAATTATTGTTCTTTAGTGTAGAATGAACGATAATATGTAGGCGTGGTTCATTTGATAAATTAACCACAAAATGTTCATAACTGGTATTCATCATACAACATATACCGGGCGCGAAATTGACATTTCCAAAGTCTTTAAATCTAAATAAACATTGTTCGGGATTAGTAATTGCAATATTAAATTCAAATAATTGATTATCACTTCTATCTTTGTGTAAAATAATATAACCACCTGGTTCCAGTAACATAAATCTAATTCTTCCAGTATCAGAATCTACAACAAAATTTGATTTAATCCATTCTATGGTATTTGGACATTCAAAAGCTACCTCTGTCCAATGCATGTTTGAACCAATTGAACTAGTATTATGTTTATCTAATCCGTAGATAGTCAATGACTTCCATCCTTTATTTTTTAGGCCTCCATAATTGTCATTTTCTCTATGTGGCACTGCTAAATGCTTGACTTTATTCCATTCATCAAAAATTAAATTGGTAGGAACATCTAAATCTATTTGTAAATAAGGCAATTTTGAATGTTGAATGATCCATTCAGCAGTTGGCCTAAATTTCAAAAGATATTTTATTATTTTCGATTCCGACATTTTTTTTAAAGATATCTGTTAGATCAAAGAAATCTATTTTGAAATTGCCAATTGGTAGAACATTTCCGTATGGTTCAATCTTGTTTTTTTTACAATATTCAACATATTCAATTGGTGGCTGCATTGTATAGGATCTTGTTAAATTAAAATATACTAGAGCACCAAAATGTGAAAAATTGTTTGTGTCTGTGTCATTAAAATTTGAATCATAATGAATCCATTTATCAAAAGAACTTCTTCCAAGATTTTGATAATGTAATTCTATTTGCCAAATTCCAAATTTCAATATACTAGGACCAAAAACATTTTCTATTTGCCAAACACCTTTATTGTCGTTTGTGTATTCTATTCTCGATTGATTTTCAATTTCATGTATGAGACTATTTATTTTATGAAACTTTTCCACAATTTGTTTATTTGATATTTTATCTAAAAGTTCAACAATCTTGTGTTTTTGTTGTATCTTGACCCAACGTTCATGGAGTATATTCAAATTGTTTTGATTTGTAAAATCCACAGAGATATCCATTAGAGGGTCTAACCCTAACTTGGCAAAAATGGTATTACAATGCTCAAGACAATCTAGTAGAACTGATATTACACTTGCAGATCGAAAGGATGAACAAGCCACATGAAACTGATTTTTTTTAGTTTTGTTCAAAGATTCTACCCAATAACTTGCAACATCTATGTTATCAACATCTATGTCAAGATAATCTTTGGTTTTATCCCATATCAAACGCATAAAAAAATAAAGGTGGATATTTCTACCC